TAGTAAAGAATTAAATATGAATAAATTAAGTGAAATATTATCCAAAATTGATGAATATATAATGAAATTAATCGAAATAGTGGTATGGTGTATAGGTTGGCTATACAGATTAGTATTGAAAACATTAGAGTTTTTGAATGTGATTACGAATAAAATAATTTCTGTCGTCAAATCCCTTATAGGCAGATACTAGATATAGTATGTTATTTTTATTCCTATAATAGAGATTATGCAACAAATTTTACCCTTGAAAAACATAGGTTTTTAGCCATTTTTCTGAGGCATTTTTGAGGCTATTTTGGCATACTATATATGGTATGCACCCCCTTGACATCGGCGACAATGTCATTGTAACCAATTTCTAGTCAGAAGAGATTTTACTACGAGTTTTATGGCATATAACGGCATACAAATTATTAATTGGAATAGACAAGAAGAACAAAAGTATAAGGTTTGTTGTAAATGTGGGTCATGGGGATCATTTGCATTAAAAACACTACATGGGAGTTACTATTTCTTATGTGGTAAACACTATTTTGAGGCAAAAAATGACAAAAAAGACCAAAACAGGCAAAAAAAAATCGACGACCAAAAAAGCTCCTATGGACTTTTTCGGTGAAGCGTTAAAAATGTTAAATGAAAGAACTGTTTTACCTGAAACAGCGGGTAAGGGAGTAGTGAAGGGCAACACAGTTGCCAGAATAAGTGATTATTTGGGTCAGTCCGGGGGAAATAAGGACAATGAATGAGAAAAATACAAATACCTTATACCCCAAGAAAATTACAAAAAGAAATACATAGTAATTTAAAAAGATTTAACGTTTTAGTCTGTCATAGACGTTTTGGTAAGACCGTATTGGCCGTTAATGAGCTTATAAAGACCGCTTTGACTTGCCCTTTGCCAAGACCTCGCTGTTTTTATATAGCCCCGACGTATTCTTCAGCAAAAAGAATAGCTTGGGACTTCTTAAAACACTATACCTCGGTAATTCCTAACATGGATTATCATGAGACAGAACTAAGAGCAGATTTTCCTAACGGAGCAAGAATACAATTACTAGGTTGTGAAAGACCTAATAGTCTTCGTGGTATTTATATTGATGAATGTATTCTGGACGAGTATCAAAGCTTTCCACCAAATATGTTTGCAGAAGTAATTAGGCCAGCTACAAGTGATAGGCGTGGTAGGGTGATTTTTCAAGGAACTCCCAATGGATTTGCTTCCCCCTTGTTTGAAATGTATCAGATTTCGCAACAAGAAGATCAATGGTTTGGAAAAATATTTAAAGCGTCTGAAACAGGAATTATAGATGATGACGAGCTCGCAGAGGCAAAGAGGATTATGCCCCCGGAGACGTTTGAGGCTGAATATGAATGTTCTTTTGACGCTCAAGCGATAGGATCTATTTACTCTGCATCATTACAAAAGTGTGATGAAGAAGGAAGAGTGACGAAAGTTCCTTATGATACAAAATACAAAGTTTCTACTTTTTGGGATCTGGGTATGCAAGACAAAACCGCTATATGGTTTGTTCAGCAAGTCGGAACTGCAATACACTTAATAGATTATTTTGAAGACTCTGGAGAGAGCTTAAATTACTACGCTAGCATTCTTCAAGACCGAGGCTATCTTTATGACGTACATAATTTCCCACATGACGCTAAGGTACGAGAGCTAGGGACAGGTAAATCAAGATTTGAAGTAGCTCAGTCTTTGGGTATGCCCGTTTCTATTGTACCAAAACTCTCTATTCAAGACGGTATTAATCAAGTCAGAATGACATTAGGTCGATGCTGGTTTGATTTTGAAAAAACAAAACAAGGATTAGACGCATTACGACAATATCGTTGGGCAACGAACGATAAAGGTGAAAATAAAAATAGACCTGAACATAATTGGACATCTCATAGCGCAGATAGTTTTCGATATTTATGTGTTGGGTTAAATGAAAGTAAACAATGGAGTTCCAAAATAGAATATCCCAAATTAGCAATCGTATAACATGGCAAAATTAACAGACGACAAACTACTCTCTCTCGTATCACAAGAGATCACAAACTCATTAGGATTTTATGGTGGAGATTTATCAGAACACAGAAAAGAAGGTTTAAAGTATTATCTGGGAGAGCCTCTTGGTAACGAACAAGAAGGCCAGAGCCAAGTCGTATCTCAAGATCTTTTAGAAACCATAGAAACGATTATGCCTTCTATGATGAGAATTTTTACTCAAGGTGAGTCCATAGTTCATTTTGAGCCTGAACAACCGGAAGACGTTGAATATTGCGATCAAGCGACTGATTATATCAACCACATCTTTAACAAAGACAACAACGGTTATCAGATTTTACATACAATGTTTAAAGATGCTCTCATCTCTAAAAATGGTTTTGTAAAATATTATTGGAAGACATCAAAACAACAAAAGAAAGAGAATTATTCTGGACTTACAGAAGATGAGTTCAGTGCAATCTTAGCAGATAGTGAAGTAGAGATTATTGACTTTACAGAAGCGTTTGACGAAAAGACTCAAGTCAAAACCTATGACTGTGAAGTAAAGCGAGTAAAAGAAATCGGGAGAGTCGCAATCGAAAACGTTCCCCCGGAGAATATGATGATCTCTCGTAATGCTACAAACTTAGATGATTGTAATTTTATTGCTCAACGAGTGTATAAGACACGATCAGAGCTTATTGATATGGGCTTTGATAGAGAAGCTGTCGAAGAACTTCCCCCTTCTGATGAAGAGGTATTCAACGACGAAGCTGTAACGAGAAAATCATACGAAGACTCAACAACTGATTTTAATTATCAAAACATTGATCCTTCAATGACTACTGTATTAGTCACTGAGTGTTATCTTAGAACTGATCTTGATAACGACGGTATAGCAGAGCTAAGAAAAATTACTGTAGGGGGGAATGGATTTAATACATACCAACTATTAGAAAACGAAGAAATCGAACAGATTCCTTTTTCTATGGCAGTAGCTCTTCCAATGCCTCATAAGTTTTTTGGCTTATCTCAATACGATTTAATTGGTGATATCCAACAAGTAAAAAGCACACTACTCAGACAAATTTTAAATAACGCTTACTTACAAAATAATTCTCGTCTTGTCGTTCAAGACTCTATGGCAAACATTGATGACCTATTAGTGTCTCGCCCCGGGGGGATTGTGAGAGTCAAAAGCCCTGATGCAGTCAGACCACTGCAAACCCCTAACATCATGAATGAGTCTCTTGCTGTGATGAATAAAATTGATGAGATTAGAGAAGCTCGCTCTGGTGTATCACGAACACAAATGGGATTAAACCCAGACGCTATTAATAAATCTCATACGACAGCTACCAGCACTAATCAATTAATGAATGCGGGTACACAACGTATTGAAATGATTGCGAGAAACTTTGCAGACGGTGTAAAAAGAATGTTTCAAGGTTTATTAACGCTTATTTGCACACATCAAGATCATGAAAGAATTATTAGACTACGAGGAAAATTTGTAGGTGTGAATCCTAGAGAATGGAATGACCGATATAATTGTACTGTCGTTGTAGGACTAGGAACAGGATCACAAGATCAACGACTTGATGTTTTAACAAGAATATTAAACGTTCAAGAAAAGATTTTAGCTAAAGGTGGTATGGGCATTGTTGATAGTCAAAATGTCTATAACACGATTGCCAAGTATTTAGAAAATGCCGGGTATAAAAACGCTGATCAGTTCTTTAAGAACCCAGCGACAACACCACCCGCAAAACCTAAGCAACCTAAACCAGATCCTTTAACTCTTGCGCAACAAGAATTAGCGATGCGTCAAGCAAAAGATAAAGCAGATCTAAATTTAAAAACACAAAAATTAAATCAAGACGCTCAGATAAATAGACAGAAGATGATGTTAGAAGAGCAAAAGCTCGCAACTAAAATCATTAGAGATGAAAATCTTGATGAAATGCAAAAAGAAAAATTAGCAAATCAAATTCTTAAAGATGATGCAAAAGAAACATTAGAGAGAGATAAATTAATGAAAAACATGGTGCAAGGTAGATAATGACTCCGTTTATGCAAGGCAGTATAGCTCAAGAGATTATACAAAATAAACTCGTTGAAAGAAATACTCCAACGTCAATTAACTCAGCGGGTATGTATCGAAATCCAATTTATGATACTAGAACCATACAAGAACAAGCGGGAGAGCTTGATCCTTCAGCAAGATTTCCAAATTCAATTATTAATACTTTTAATGAAACAAGAGAAAACGACGCTTTAACAGAAATTCCTAATTGTGATCAACTGTACCCGGGAGAAGGTAGAGTCTATGATCCTGTGTTAAAAGCTTGTGTGTTACCAGAAGTAGCTACAGATGAAGCAAACACTAGCGACGGCAATCAAGACCAACCCACTAAAGATGAATTAAATTATTTAAGAATGTCAAAAGACCTAACACAACCTTTTGGTGCATCGAATTTTTTAGATGATTATGTAACACAAGGTTTAGGTGAAGGTACTTTTTTAAAATTTGATCCTACCACCAATCGTTTTGGTGAAGGAGTTCTTAATCCCTTTTTGAATGTAGGATTAGGAGCTATTGATACATTGTTTGGAATGCCGTATTTAAGAGAAAATCAATATAATAAAGCGCTTCAAACATATACAGACTTAGGCTATGGCCAAAGTTTAGGAAACGATCTCTACAATATATATTCACCAAATCAATATTATAAGTCAGTAGCAAACAACATGACAGCGGTTGACGGTGGTCAGACAATGACAAATGCAGAGGCCATTCAAAGTGTGTTAGATGCAGAACGAGAAGATAAATTTTATGATACAGCCACAGGAACAACCGGAAGCACCAAAGGAAGCGGATCACCTATTGCACAAGACCTAACAGGAAGTTTACTTGGTACACAACCAATTACCTCTGTCGATGCACAAGGTAATAGAACAAGAAACGATGACGTTTACAGATCTAATATTGCTAAGAATATAGAGAGAAACAAAAGAAACTTTGGTTACAGTAGATTTAAACCGGGTGTTGGCTTTACAGGCGGTAGATAATGTCAGATCAAGAAATTTCTAGAGGCAATAAAGCAAAACAAATTTTAGAGGAGCCTTTATTTATAGAGGCTATTCAAAAAGTTAGAACTGAGTTAATGAATGAATGGTTAAACTCAGACGATAAAAATTCAGAACAAAGGGAAAATATTTTTCGCATGAGAAGAATGTTAGAAGTTGTACTGATGCAACTACAAACTGTCATGGAGACAGGTAAGTTGGCAACACAAAAGCAATCCGAAAAAAAATAGGAGCAATAAATGGCAGAACAACCAGAAATGGATTCGCCAACCGATAATTCTGTTGAACAGAAACCGGTTGAACAAAAACAATACAAGTCCGAACGAGACGCAGTCGAAGACATGAAGAACCTTCTCGGTTTACAAGAGAAATCGAGTCAACCAGAAGCCACAAGGAATCATGAAATCGAGAGCGAAGTGTCCAGCAAAGAGGAAGTCAATTCTCAAGAGAATACTGATGAACTCGGAGAAGACGCCGAGCTAGTTGATCTTTTAGAAGAAGAAACAACTGAAACTACCGAGGATTTTATCGAATTAAACGGCGAGAAAATACCCTTAGAGGAGTTGAAGAAGGATAGACTCAGACAAAAAGATTACACCCAAAAAACACAAAAGTTATCTGATGAGCGAAAAGAGTTCGATCAGATGAGAAACCAAGTGTTACAAGAGGGTGAAGTGGCAAAGCAACAACGAGAATTATTCCGACAAAAATTAGAACAGTTGGAGAAGACTTTATCACAAGTTGATACTCAAAACGTTGATTTAGAACGCTTATATCAAGAAGACCCCGCTGAATATGTCAGACAAAAAGCTTTAATTGATAAAAGAAATGATGATCTAAAACGAGTAGCTGAAGAAAAAGCTAGACTTGATAACATCAAACAACAAGAGCAAGATCAGATATATAATCAGTATTTAGTTAACGAAAGACAAAAGTTATCTGAAAAACTTCCGATATATGCAGACAAGGATAAGGGAGAAACTTATCGACAAAACTTAGTTAACTTTGCAAAAGAGCGAGGATTTACAAATGAAGAGATAGGTCTTCTAGTAGATCACCGATCAGTATTATTGCTGGCCGACGCTTTCCAATATCATAAATTGAAACAGTCAAATTTAAAAAAGAAACAAGTCAATAAGGCTCCACGAGTTTTAAGTACTAACAATAAAACTAAAGTTGATCCTTCTTCTAATTCGAAAAAGTTTAATTCTCAAATGGACAGACTCAAGAAGTCCGGAAAAGTCAATGACGCAAGTTCGGTATTTCTTGAGATGATCAATAACAAAGCAATCTAAATAGAAAGGAAATATTCAAATGGCAGTCCCAACAAATACATTTGAAACTTTTGATTCCAACTCTATGAAAGAGTCGTTTGAGGACATAATTTATTCAATAGCTCCGCACGACACCCCTTTTATGAGCGGAATCGGTAAAACCAATATTACGAATACCACGCACGAGTGGAGTGTAGATGCACTAGCAGACGCTGGCGCAAACGCACAAAAAGAAGGAGACGATTATTCAGCAGTTGCCACTACAGCAACAGTTAAGCTAAATAATAACTCTCAAATTTCTGCAAAAGCAGTAACCGTATCTGGAACCGTTGAGTCAGTCGATCAGGCTGGTAAAGGTTCAGAGCTTGCTTATCAACTTGCAAAAGTAGGTAAAGAGCTAAAGAAAGATATCGAAAGAGCTATGGTTGGCGTAGAAAACGCTAAAGCGTCTGGTTCGTCCGGAACAGCGAGAGAGTCAGCATCTTTTGGAACTTGGGTAGGCGGAAACATTCCGGGTACTTCAACTTCAGCGGGTAACTTCTCTGTAGGTGGATCACCTTCAGCCTCACCGGCTGGTACTGGTGCGACCGCTCTGGCGGGCGGGTCAAACCGTACATACAGTGAAGCTCTTCTAAAAGCTGGTATTTTAAAAGCCTATCAATTGGGCGGGAATCCTGAGGGAGTCTATATGTCCCCAAGTCATAAGCAGACTGCAAGTGCATTCACAGGGGTAAGTACGGCGTATCGTGACGCCTCTTCGATGTCAGTCATAGGGGCAGTGGATATTTATGTATCAGACTTCGGAGAGCTCAGCTTTATTCCAAATAGATTACAGCAAGCTAACAGGGTGGACATTGTCCAGACCGACACTTGGGCTATGGGGACACTTCGTCCTTTCCAGACCAAAGAATTAGCAAGTTCTGGTGATAACGAGAAAAGATTATTACTTTGTGAGTGGAGTCTAATCGCACAAAGTCCTAACGCTAACTTCTCTATCTTTAATCTAACTGCATAATTAATATTTATACCTCTGAGGGGGATTATTCCCCCTCTTCAATTTACTAGGGAGAAACTATGTTTAAAAAATCAATTTATAAAAGAGGAAGCCACAAAGGTAAAAGTAACTTAACTCTTACTAAAGGCGACGGGAAAGAAGTACCTACAAAAACTTCAGCTGGTGATAGATTTTTACAAATGGGTAAAAAGAGAATTGCAAACCAAGGTTTAGCAGTTATGGACACCATTGATAAAGAAATAGCAAACGCAATAAAAATATAATGACCAAAAAAATAAGCCTTGATAGCGGAACGGGTGTCATAACATCAAAGATACACTTAGACGAAGGAGAGAAAAAAATTCACATTGAAAACTCTCAAGATGTATCAGAGATTTTAAGCAACAATAAAAGAGACGCTAACGATGAAGCTTATAAATTAAAAGGCTTTCAAGATGCTAAGATGTATAAAGTAGCATCAATCCCTTGGAGTATTGTTATTAAATTATCACAACAAGGAATTATGAATGTAAACGGCACAGTCAAAGATTGGGGCCGTATGAAAAAATGGTTGAATGATCCAGATAACCTAGATTTGAGGATTTATAAAGGCAAACTGTAATGGCAATATCTACTTTTACTAACTTAAAAACAGCGATAGCAAACTATCTAAATAGAGATGATCTTACATCGTATATTCCAGATTTTATTTCTTTAGCTGAGTCTCGTATTAATAACGAGCTACGAGTTAGAGAAATGGAAGTCGTTGACACTACAACAACTACAGCGTCAGGAACACAAGCTTATGATTTACCAACAGGATTTATCGAAGCAAAGTACGTTATTTACAGATCTAACCCTTATTCTATTCTTCAATACAAAGCGCCTTTTGATTTCTTAAAAAATTATAATACTAGCGTAAGTGCTGGAAAGCCTTCATTTTTCACTATAGTTGGTAGTCAGATATTACTTGGTGTTAAGCCAGATTCCGCCGTTACTCTAGAATTAGGACATTTTAAAAAAGTGACAGCTCTATCAGACTCAAACGCTACTAATGATATTCTTACAAATTACCCGGACATTTATTTATATTCTGCTCTTGCTGAGTCCTCTCCCTTCTTAATGCAAGATGAAAGATTAGATGTGTGGGCAAAGCTTTATAAAGAAGCTTTAAAAACTGCTAACACAAGTTCAGAGAATGGTCGAACTGCTTCACAAACATTACAAATGTCAGCTGATGTGGTGGTCTAATGATAAAATTTGGAGATTTACAAACTGATCTTCCGACTTATAAGAATACGGGAGCATTAAAAGCAGACAATGTTATTCCTCTTGTTGACGGATATAAAAGTTTCCCGGGATTTGTTGAACTTAGTACTGTAGCAACAACCACAAACCCACTAGGTTTATTTACATCTATCGGAGCTACAGGAACAACAAACTATGCTGGTGATGAGTCAAAGCTCTATCAAATGAATAGCAGTGGAGACTTTATAGATAAAAGTAAATCTGGCGGATATAGTAATAGCACGACAGAAGGTTCTAAAGATTATTGGAACTTTGCTAAGTTTGGTAATAACGTTTTAGCGACCAACTTTGCAGATAACATACAAAAGTTTGAAGAAGGAACTGATACTGCATTTTCAGACAGGGTATCTCTCAAAGCAAAATATCTCGCTGTTATAAGAGACTTTGTTGTTACAGGATATACAGAAGAGTCGAGCGTTGAATACCCTCAACGAGTAAAATGGTCAGGTATCAATGACAGCTCTACATGGACACCGAGTCAAGCTACTCAAAGTGGATTTCAAGATATCCCCGGTGAACATGGACGACTTATGGGTATTGTCGGATCAGAGAGTTTTGGAATTCTTTTCTTTGAAAGAGCTATTTTTCGAATGGAGTATATAGGTACTCCGCTGATTTTTTCTTTTAATAAAATCGGAAATGTGGGGTGTTTTGCGCCAAGGTCTATTGTTACCTTTGGTAATACAATTTATTTCTTATCACAGGACGGTTTTTATGCACTAAAAGGTGGTGCTGAGCTTAGTCCTATTGGAACAGGGCGTGTAAATAACACATTTTTTGAAGATTTTACAGCTAACCCGGAGACAGTTTATAGTGCGATTGACCCCAACAATAGTATCGTTGTCTGGTCTTATAGAGGATCAGGAGCGACAGGAGCCGTTGGTGTTAACAACAAATTACTAATTTATAATTATACCGTTGATAAATGGTCAACGGGATCTGGACTAGCCTTACTCTTTATGAATACAGCTTCACAAGAAGCGTTTAATACTTTGGAGTCATTAGATACCCTTGGAACAATAGATGAACTTCCAAGATCACTTGACTCATTCTTTTATAACGAAGGTATTCTAGGACTGAGTGGCTTTTCTGAAAATAAAAAGTTTGGGAAATTCTTAGGTGGATCATTGTCAGCGACAGTGGACACTTCAGAGTTTGAAGGTGTTGAAAATAGACGTAGCACAATTATTAATGCGAGACCTATTGTTGATGCTAACGGAGAGAATACGACTGTAACAGTAACCCCTATAAGCAGAGCTTCACAAATAAACTCTGTAACAGAAGGAACAGCTGTAACGGTTCGAGATAGTGGGGATTGTCCCCTTAGAACAACCAATCGGTATCACCGAATGAGGATCTCTGTTAGTGGAAATTTTTCAACACTAAGTGGAGTTGATGTAGAGGTAAGACAAGAAGGTAGAAGATAATGGCCAATCAGTTTCTTAACGTACCATTAACTAATCCTGATACAAAAGCCCATACTAGACAATGCGCTATAACAATTAACAACGTTATGGACGGTAAAATAAATAGTACGGGAGAAATAACTCTTACTGCTTCAGCAACTACAACAACGTTGTCAGATGCAAGAATAGGATCAAATTCGGTAATACTCTTTATGCCAAGATCAGCAAATGCAAGAACAGCTATGAATAGTTTATTTATCACTTCAAGAGCAAGTGGCAGTTGTACTATTAATCATAGTAGTTCTTCAAACACTGATCAGAATTTATCTTATGTCATTATCGGATAACGTTTGTACGCAAGTTCCTAAAAAAGATCTCTTCATGATCTGGTCAGTTGTAGCCCCTTTATTAGAAAAGGCTTTAGATGACACTTATAACATCATGGATATCGAAGAAGGGATAAAGAAAGAAAGATTTCAACTGTTTATTAGTTGGAATAACGGAGTCGAAAGTGCCGTTGTAACAGAAATAGCATCTTATCCTAGAGCTAAAGTATTACGTTATGTTTTAGCCGGGGGATCTAATTTAGAAAATTGGTTAGATCAGATACAGCAAGTCATCGAAAAATTTGCAAAGAAAAATAATTGTACCCAAGTCGAAGTCGCTGGACGTAAAGGTTGGGTCAAAAAACTTAAAGGATTTAAGGAGAAAGCAGTTTTACTAAGTAAGGAAATATAATCATGTCAAAAGGTAGTACACCACAAAATATAACAACAACCACTGAAGCAGAACCTTCAGAGTTTATTAGACCATATCTAGACGTTGCTATGGACGATGCACAGTCTTTATATCAATCTGATATGCCAAACTTTTTCCCGGAAGCAACTTACGTTGATTTCTCACCAGAAACAGATACGGCTTTAGATTTAGCAAGAGCAAGAGCGACAAGTGGTAATCCGTTATTGGGATCTGCACAATCTGAAATTAACAAAATTTTATCGGGAGATTATTTGTCTCCAACTTCAAATCCTTACACCCAAGCTTTGTTTGATCAAATGGCGGGAGACGTAACCTCACAAGTACAATCACAGTTTAGTAAAGCTGGTAGATTAGGAAGTTCAGCAAATCAAGAAACCTTATCAAGAAGCTTAGGCCAACTTGCAAATCAAGTTTATGGAGATCAGTTTAATCGTGAAAGAGATAGACAGTTCCAAGCAACTCAATTAGCTCCGGGACTAGCTCAGGCTGATTATGATGATATTCAAGCTCTCGCAAGTGTAGGATCTGAAAGAGAGTCTCTAGATATGGCTAAACTTCAAGACGCCGTAGCAAGATTTGATTTTGAACAACAAAAACCATATTTAAAATTAAACCAATACTTAGGAGCGTTAGGTGCAAACGTACCAACCTCAACCGTTCAAACACAGCCGGTATTTAGAAATCAAGGAGCTGGTTTACTTGGTGGTGCATTATCTGGCGCAAAGTTAGCGGGTATGGTTCCGGGTATTAATCCTATGGTTGGAGCCGTAGGTGGTGGATTATTAGGGGGATTTGCGTAATGGCTAGATCAATATTTGACCAAGATAGTATTGCGAATAAATATTCTTTGTTAGGACAAGGAAGCCCCAATCAACAATTAATTCAAGAACAAAAAATCCAACAAGGTCTTCTTCCTAGAACACAACCAACAACACAAACTAATCAGACGACTAAAAATATGACTCCGGTCGCAACTAGCCGTAACGTAAAAATGGGAGCTAACTCACCAAGTAAAGGTAACAATCTATTACAAGGTGTAACTAATTTTGTAGGAACAGATTTTGGAACAGGTTTTACACAAGGTCTTTTAGGAGCAAGTAAATATTCTCCAGTCCCTGTTACTTTTGGACAAGCCTTATCAGAAGCGATGCAAGCTGGTAATCAACTAGTTACTGATAGATCATTAAAATCAAGTTTTAGACCAATGACCGCTGATGAAAAAGCGATGTTTGGTATTACAGAGGGTAATTGGGCTATCAACACAGTTACAAATGAGCCTGTAAGCTTAGATAAAGGCAAAGGTGTTAGTGTAGAAATTAACCAAGCTGGAGACGACGAGCTTCAAAAACTTGATGCTAAAAATTTCAACGCTATTGGAACAGAGTTAGGTGGTAAAGCAACCAAAGCTCAAGAAGAATTAAATAAATTTGCAAAAGTAGAAGCTCTAATGAGAAATATTCCAGAAGGAGACTTTGGAGCGTTTTCAAGACAAAAACTTGAAATCAAAAAACTTTTAAAATTTGACGTTGCAAATCTTGAAGCCTTAAACGTTGAGTTTGGTGCTTTTGTCATGGGTCAGATCCAGAACACCAAAGGTGCTGTTTCTGAAAGAGAAATGGATTACTTTGGAGAGATATCTCCAACAATTACAAAAACCAGAGACGGTTTAGAGCTTATGATTGATATTATGACAATATCAAACAAGCAAGTAATCGAAAAAAATGATTTTTATAATAAATGGAGCAGAGATTGGAGAGCAAATAATAAAGATAAATCTGTCTCAGATCTGAAAAATGATTGGGAAATAGCAGAAAAGGAGTGGGACGAAAAGAATAATTCTATCCTTACTGATCAATTAACAAAAAGAATTAATCAACAAATCATAAATAATTATGAAGGTAACTTTGATAAATCTAGTTTTGATAGTGCAAAAACACAAAATGCAATAAGAGCATTTGAAAAAGAACAAGGATTTAATCTAGGTGAAGCAGTATTGTTAGACGTTATAGGAGACAATACAGTTGAACTTGGATTTTATAAAACAACAGAAGACGGCTATACCTTTATAGATCAAAGACTGGAAATGGATTTTTAAATGGTTGAATTTAAAAAACGCACCATACAAAAAAAACCTAATTATGTTTCCGATTTTACACAGTCTATATTGCCCGGGGTCGGGAAAGGTGTTAGTGGTATTATGTCTTTTCCAGAAGAAGCCCCAAACTTACTTTTAAAAGGGGCAAACTTCTTAGGAAAAAAAGTTGGATTACTAGATAAAGACTCACAAGCCCCAAGATTAAATTTCCCTATAATTCCTTCTTATCAAGAGGCAGAAGAAATGAGAATGAAAACTCCGGGAATGAGATATCAACCACAAACGAGAGCGGGTGAATATGCTAGCACGGTTGGTGAATACATGACTCCGGGGGGATTATTTGGTAAAGGCCCCCTAGTTGTAGGTGCTATAGCTGGAACTGCAAAAGAGGGAAGTAAAGACATCTTTGGAGCCGGAGAAGG